CAGAAAACCATTTAGGGACGGAATTATAAAAGGATCGCAGAGGGCAGTGCCGAATGGTTCCTATGGGCCATTCAAAAACATCGAAACTATAATGAAGGTGTTGGCCCCGTGTGTACCGGCGGCATATAAAGTTCCAAACGGTGATATAGTTTATCTAGACGGCGTTAGATCTGGTGAATATGCTACGATGATAATTAATAATTCACAGAACGCAGCCTTATGTGCGCATGTGATGGAGACTGTGCAGAGAATGGGTTTTGGAACGTATGAGGACATCAAAATTCAAGGTGATGACGTTAGGGCTACTCTATTAATGAATAATGCCAATGAAGAACTAATCCTAAATGGCAGTAGTGATAGAGATAAGTTATTAGCATCATTAACCATTGGTGTTGATAAAGTAACTGCACTTGCTAGAGTCATTAAACACTGCGTAAATGAGTGTGGACAAGAGACAAATGAAATTAAGGGAGCGATCATGTATAACATATCTGACTACCTTAAGGTTAGAGTAATAGGCGGTAGGCTCTCACCCAACAAATATGCCCAATTATTCGGTAGTGAGAATGTGGGCATGTCCGATGGGCCAAAGAGTTTTATGGATGGACAGCTACAAAAAGGTGATCTAATTGTATCAAGAGGATCAGACCCGAGAACGGTGTTTAGATATGGTTTAATGCTGCACTTGCTTCGATTCTCTTATAGGGTTGGAATTAAGAATTCTAGTCCGGATATATCTTATATATACTATCCACCCATATCCTCATGGTTCACTCCGGGTGTGATGGGTGGTGTTGGCAGGGCTCCATTTGTATACCCATTTCCAGGTGATCCGTCACTCGCAATGTGGATGAAAGATGATCCAGTTTTATCAGAGTATATTTCAAATAGATCGTCATCTATCAAGCTTAATAAGAATAAAGATTACGCGGACATCATCTCTGGACTCATAATTGCGTCTGGTAAAAGAAGTGATTTTAAAGTGACGGCGAATATTAGGCCAAAGAATATCCCAGCCTCTGACCTATTGCGCCCTTTTAGCAAGGGTATAACTGAAATGTCTGAGTCACTCGACATAAGCGCTCTAAAAAGATCGCAAGAAAGTATGGATACTTTAAGCAAAAAGGGCTGTAAATTGATATCACCTACGATGCAATATTCAAATATGCCAAAAAGATCGATGGCTAACGTAATTAGGTCAAACGCAGACGTTATGGAATTCGCCTTTGAGAAAACAAAAACAATCGGTATTGATTCCTTTAAAGCAAACAAGAGTACAGGTCTAGGACAAACCGAACTATGGATTAACTCATTTAATAGAGTAATTGAAGATTTACCTGACAAAGATGTTGTATATGATGGTCCAGTGAGTTTCTTACACCCATGCATATATGACATAATTTCGAAAATGGGTTGGGGAACTACATCCACTTTATGCACTAAAGCCATAACTTCAATATTAAATGTAATTAAGTCAGACCCCTTATTTCCAAGAGATATCACTGATGAGGGACTGATGAGAATTCTATTCTCAAATGATGTTCAAAATGATCAGAGTATTATACCAGATCTACTGTTTGCAATTGGATGCAGTGAAGAAACGGTATCAGAGGTCGTATCGATGTTCAGTGACTCAACACTCAACGCAGTGTTATTACAGTATATATCAGGCTCATACAGCCTTAATACGCCCATGTTCCTGCTGATGGATAGGTCCATCGCTAACATTGGTAAGTATGTGAATGCTGTAAGTAATGATAAGGTGACGAAAGCGGCGTATTCCGCAATGACCTCATATTGGTGTATGTGCAGTTTTAAAAGTAATAAGCCGGTTAAGTTGATTTATGAAAAGGGATCAGAATCAGTTACATCTATGAATGGAATTGCACCCTTAACCGTTATTCCTTTCATTCCTATACTAGAAGCAGATAGACTAAGAAATGAAGACCGTGCGCCAGTTAATGGGCCGATCAGGTAACAGCAC